TCCCAATTTCCGCTTACTCTTACTCTAAACGTATGAGGTCCACTTTCATTATTTTTTGTAGCTTCTGCTACTAATTTCGTTACTAAAGGGGTTAAATTTTCTATGTTTTTAATCATTATGTTCTGTATTTATTATAGGTTTCGTCTAACATTGTTTGCTTTTCATTATAAGTTAAAAAATGATTTTTACTTACTTGTTTTAGTTCTGATTTATATAGTTTCATTTTAAAATCAACAAACTTCATTTCTATTAACAATTCGTAATAGTCAAATATGTCTTGTAATTTTTCTTTCATAATTAGTTTTTAAATAACAAGGAGAACCGAAGCTCTCCTTGTATTAATCTTAAAACGGCAAATCATCATCTCCAGCAGGAGCATCTCCCTCTACCGATTGTGCAGTAGAAGCTTCTGGCCCTTGATTTGGATTATCTCTTTTCCACTTAGCCATATCTGCTTCAAGCTTCTTAACATCAGCTTCTTTTAGCTTTTTGTATAAATAAGACTGATCACCTTTTAATTCATCATCAGGTTTTCCACTAAAAGAATACTTAATGCTTGTTTTAACAACAGGCATGTTATTTTGATTTTTATCAACTCCAACATATTCTTCTTGCTTAAATAAAGCTTTTACTTTGCAAGTAACTGCCGATTTAATGATATCTTCCCCTTTCAGAGTCCAATCAGAACCAGCATTTGTAAGAAGCTCTTTAATAGCTTTATTCATGTATCCTTTTACTTCAGGAGAATCATCTGGCTTAGACCTATAAAGTCTTGAATTATTAATAGACTTGCTATCATCACAAGTTTCAAAAGTAAATTCAATATAAGCCCTACCTTTATGGTCTGCAGGAGACATTTTGTAACCTTTTATAGTAACTAATTCAACTCCTGGTTTACTAATGTAACTTCCACTTGTTTCAGTTTTAGCTACTTCATTCATTTCTTCTTCAAAATCCATTGTCTTAATTTTTAATGGTTATTAATATTATTTAGATGGAGTTTTCTCATTTTTCGGAACTTCCTCTCCGTTATAGTAAGCTTCAATATGCTTAATTACTAATGACAAATCGTTAGGCATTCTTTCTGGCAGCATTTCATCAGGAGATTTACAAGGATAGTTTTCATATCCTGCTATTCTATTTGTGATAAACTCGTGATTAACTCCACCACCATCTTTTGGTGATACTACGCTAAAAAGATTGATAACAAATTCTTTTTCCACTTTACCTTTCCAAGCTTTACCCTCAACGGATATAACTCTTTGCTCTACACCATTTGCACCATCAACCGTTTCATCAATACCTGTAAATATTACATATTTATCAGTTCCTTTTGACTTGTTAAGGATCGTACCAACCTCTTCTTTGTAATTGCTCCAAACATCAAAGTTTGAATACATAGAAGTTGAATATCTATAAAGATGCTCTACTAAAGATGTGAATGATTCGATTATAATAACTTCAGCTTTTTCATTAGCAAGGGCTTTGTCAAAAGCTAAATGAAATTTAGTCATATCGGGTATTGGAACGTTTAATTTAAACTTTCCAGCACCTCTAAATGGTAATGCTTTTTGCTCCGTATTCAACACAATTGTTGTTTCGGGGTTAAGATTTTTTAAAGATGTTGATTTACCGGTTCCAGATGGACCGACTACAAAAATGTTTGGTTTCATTTTTAATTGTTAAATATTAGAAAATTTGAATTTGGATTCTCTATTCTATAAAGAGTAGATGAATGAAATTCTTTAACTGATTGGTTTTTGGTGCTTATAATTTTTCTCTTAATAAGGTCTACCTCTTGAGAACAGTCTTTAACGTCTTTATCGTTATCAACTTTATCTAAAAGCATGCTTAATTGTCCAAAAAAATTAGCTAAACACTTTGGGTCTTTATCTTTAAAAACCTCTCTTGGCATAAGTAATAATCTCTGTGATATCTTATTCATAATAATGTAAATGTACTAAAAATACACTTACAAAACTCTTATTTTTTAGTTTTCTTTACGTAATACTGTTTTTTGTTTTTTCTTCTTCTGAGGTTAGTATTTTTACCCTCTTTTTTTAGCTTATTTTTAAAATGTGTAGTTAAATTCAAAGAGAAAAACCCTTGAATATTAATTTCTTCATTTCTTTTAGTAAGCCTTCTTAAACTTGCAAAGAAATTCTTAACTATCAAATGAATCACTCGTTGGGAGATTCCCGTTTTCTGGGAAACTTCCTTGACTATCCGACTGTGTTTGTAGTTCTTCTTCATTTGAAATAAATTTAGTCATGCTTGATTTAAACTTTATATCAACTGTTCCAACTCCAGTAGACCTACCTTTAGCAAATATAAGTTCTGCATTTTCCACGTATGGAATGCTTTCCTCTATTTGAAAGTAAGCTGGTCTATGAACAAATATAACCATATCAGCATCTTGCTCAATAGAGCCTGACTCCCTTAAATCTCCAAGGGTAGGTCTTTTGTTTGACCTTTGATGTATAGCTCTATTAATTTGAGATAATGCAATAATTGGGATAGCTAACTCAGTAGCTAATTCCTTTAGAGTTCTTGAAATAATTGATATTTCTTGCTCTCTATTGTTTGGTCTACCCATATCGCAAGTCATTAGTTGAAGATAATCGATAATAGCTAATTTCACTTTATGTCGAATAACATACTTTCGTATTTTATTGGCTATGTGAGAAATTTTCCTTGCTCGATCGTCAATAAAGAATTTTTTAGTTTCAAATCCTCCAATAGTTCTATTTATTCTTGCTCTTTCGTTTTGAGACAACATTCTTGTTCTCATTTTACTTAAAGAAACTTCTGATTCAACAGCATACATTCTGTTAAGAAGTTGTGTTGTTCCCATTTCCAAGCTAAAGAAAGCTGCAGGAATATCGTTAACTATTTGATTTTTGAATATTTCTAAAGCAAATGAAGTTTTACCCATTGATGGGGCTGCTCCGATAATAACTAATTCAGATGGTTCTAAACAGTAGATGAACTTATCAACGTTGTTGATATAGGTTTTAACCTCAAGCTCCCCTTCTTTTTTAGGGTCTAAACTTTTGTAAACTTTCTTATTTTCTTCATTAATATCAAACTCTTCAATATCTCCCATTTCTTGTATTGAAACTATAGCTGTAGTTATTTCATTAATAACTTCCATTGGGTCTACCATTTCATTACATTGAACCTTTATGTTGTCTCCTAAAGCGTTAAGCTCTCTACGTTTTGCGTAGCCATTTAGAATACGACAATGTTCTTGTAGGTGCATGTCTGATTCAACTCTTTCGCAAATGTTATTAAGCATTACAATAAGGTCAAAACCTTTCTTTTGCTTGTAGACAATATCTGTATATTTCTTTTGAATTAATTTATCTGTAACAGTAGCTATATCTATTTTTGAAACCTCCGATAATTCTTTAATTGCTAAGTAAATGTATCGAGTTTCTGTAACAGAAAACTCTCTAACACTTAACTGATCAGCAACTTTAAAATATGATTCGGGGTAATTTACAAAGGTAGCTAAAACGATTTCTTCAATATCAATATTGGATTGACCGATAAAACTACTTTCTGACATTAGATTAAATTGTAAATCATTCTTTTTATTCATATATATAATTTTAAAAACAAAAAGCACCAAAGGACAAACCCTTGATGCTTTTATATTATTTTTCTAAATAAACTGTTACTGTATTAACATTTGTAGAATTAAATGCACTTTTAAACGAACCTGCTTCATTATCCACCATATATCCATGCTCATTTACAAAATCATTAAATTCTGTAATTACACTTCTTGAGCCATTTTTATTTCCAGCCATAATAGCAACTAATCTTCCACCTTCTTTTAATAAATTAAAAGCATGACGAACATGATCAATGTCTTGATTATTTTCAAATGGTGGATTCATAAAAATCACATCATATTTATGTGTAGTACTCAAAAAGTTTTCATTCTCTGGGTCAAAACCTTTTTTATTTAAGGCTTCCCATAATGAATAATTCCACTCAATAACACTTAAATCATTTGATGGATACTTAAGTTTAATAGCATCTGCAATATGTCCTAATCCAGCGCTTGGCTCTAAAATAGTTTCTCCTTCAAAGACTTTAGCCATTTCAAACATTTTGTCGATTAATGGTTTTGGTGTTGGAAAAAATCCATCTATTTTCTTTCCAATAAAACTATGCTCAAGAGCTTTCATCTCTGCAGCTTGTTTTTGCTCGGGAGAAATTACGGCCCCTTTACTTAAATTAGCAAGCTCTCTTAATGCTTGTCTTAGAATTTGAATGTTTACTAATCCCATCTTTTGAAGACGCTCATAATTCTTTATTTCATCTAAAATCCTATCCCTACTCCAAACATCATTTATTTTTAAAGCTGCATTTTTGAATAATGTAATTATCCGTTCATCTTTAATTTCAACATATTCATGTTTATCTTGACGCCTTCTTGAGTAGTCAATAATTTTTGCAACATCTCTTTTCATTCCTGGGGTATCATCATACTTTCCAAAAATATCAGAAATTATTCCAAAATAATATTTAGGATAAGGATATTCTAAATGATTAACATCAATAGTAGTATCCATTTCCACGTTCTTTCTGTCTTGATAAGGAACTCTATTTCTGTAAGCTAATCTTGTCAAAAATTCTAATTGCTCTAATTGTTTACCATTACGTATTTTTTCTAAATAAACAATAGTTGAATCTTCAAGACCATCAGCAATAGCAATTAACTTTTTAGCAAATATTATTTCATTTTCAGCTTTTTCATTTGCTCTTGCAGCCATTCCAGCTTGACGATGAGTATTTACAGTCCTATCTTGTTCTAAGCTTTCATTTGCTTTTACAATCATTGCTTCTGCTCGTTCTCTCATTCGTTGAGATGCTGACAATTTAACTTCTTCTTTCCTTTCAGAATCATCTTTAGTAGCAACTTGACTTTCTTCAGTTAATCCCATAAATTTCTTAGCATCATCTTCATCTTCAAATTGAAATCCAGCTTTAATGGGCGGGTTTGCATGACGATTACTATATCTTGAATAGTATCCGTTAAACTGTTTTGCCTTGCTTCTTAGCTCAACAAAAGTTTCTCTATCAACTCTTTCAGTCATTGTAACAGTAAACAAATCAGTTCCCTTTTTACTATGCTTAGTAGGATGAAGCTCAAACTCAGCAGTTTTTATATCAACTTTTGATAAAACTTTATCTTCATCTTCTTTTTTTGCTTGATTTCTTAAAGTAATGTCAGCTTTTAACTTATCCATTTCTTCTAATTGCTCTTGACTTAAAGCTTCTTTTCCGTTATGGTTAATAAACTCTCTAAATTCAGCTAAAGTTTTAGGGTTTGAAATGGCTTTTTCGTGAGCTTCTTTCTTTTCTCTTCTTTTAATATAAAATTCTTCAAGAACTTCAGATGTAGTTCCCTCAATTAATTCTTTTTCAGCTTGATCGTGAGTTTTTTCTGTAAGAAAATAAGATACTGGCCTTCCGATATAAAAATAAGATTTGAAATTGTCATAAATTTTATCAATAAAATCTTGCTTTTTATGTCTGCTATCGTAATAACATCCAAGTTTTGCAACTATATTTTTAAGCTGAACTACTTTTTTACTTTTAAGTTCAGTTTTTATGATTTCTTCATTGTTTTTGAGCGTTTGATACGCTTGGTGATACTCTTCAATTGTTAATTCAGAAGCATAGATACTACGTACTAATTCAAAATTTTCTTGAATTGCAGTTTTAGTTTCTTTTACTTTTTCTTCTTCTTTTGGGAATTGTATTTCCATAATTAATTTATTAATTCTTTAATACATATTTCGCTCACTTCTATATGAGCTCTAATATCATTGCCTAACCATTGATTAAGAAATACATCTTTATCAATTTTATGCATTTGATTAAATAATTCTTTTACTTGTTGTTTTTGGCCATTAATTAAGCTGTCTACAATGTAATTATAATAACAATTACAAGTATTTTCTTCTAATTCATAATCTTCTGCCAATTTATCGGCTCTTTTTCTTTTTGCCATAATTAAACTTTTACTATTTCACATTTAGTTGGTAACTCTTCAAGGGTGTATTTTCTGTTTTTTCCAGAGTAATAACCTTGACTTTCAAATCTTTTAACGAATTTATTTAAAGCTGTTTGAGCTTCTTTTTCACTTTTGTAAAGTTCATCTCTTGTGATGGAAAAACCATCAGGACTTAATACATCATACATAATATTGATTTTAAAATTCAAGGAGCCACGAAGAACCCCTTGAATATTTATTTTTTCTTAATGTCAGAAACTTTATGGTTGCTTAGAATCCTAATACAATATAATAATTCTCCTCTTATTTCGTCAAGCTTCCTTAATGCTAATTGATTATCAATAACAGCACGACCATCCATTCCATTTATAACATCACAAATTCTATTTCTTTCCCTCATTAATGATTCGTATTCCTCTTTTAAAATTGCAATAGCATATCTGTTCATGGTTATATTTTTATAGGTCTTGTAGTTCCTTTAGCTAAATTCACATATCCACCATGATAGTCGATGTTGTAATTGGTAAATAGCTTCCACAAAAGGTTCATTCCGGTACTTACAAGAACTGAATTAATAAATAAATCTTGTTTTGATAAAGCTTCTCTTGTTGAACAAGAAGGTCCACTAAGTTCCTCATTTTCTTCCATATTTGGAAATAGTTGAACTACTGATTTCAAACTTGATTCTGTTTTATGTTTAGATTCTGGCTGTAAAACAATATGTGAACCTAAAACAAATTGTCCATAATCTTTAGCATTACCAAAATCTAACCAATACCATTGCATTGTTATTTCGTGACAATCTCTTCTTGCTTCTCCAAATCTTTTTGCAATTTGCTTTCTTGTTGAAACATTGTCAACACAAGAGATTATGATATTAGTACCTTTCCATTTATCACTAAATTTTTCAGGTATAGCTTTCCAGTCTAACCCGTAGAATCTATTTAATCGAGTAATAATAATTTCAGCTTTATATCTTCTTAAATCTGCAGGAGAGAATTTTTGTCTCCCAACGTTTGGATCATCTACAATATCATCATCAATTGCTTGAACTGATAAGCCCGGATGACCTAAAGCAATTAAACTCATGTGCATTTTTGCTAAATCGTGTAATGCTTGTGTTCCATTACCTCCCACGCCAACTACTGTAACAGTAATTGGATGGGTAGGATTCATTATGTATTCTGGTGCGAAATGTATCATTATTTTTGTCCGTTATACCATTTAATAAATTCTAATACAGATGTATAGGTAGAATGAATTTTTGAGTCATTAGAATAAAATGTACTACAATATTCAAATCCTGAAATTTCTGTTTCAGTTAAAGTTATTTCAACTTTATAGTCTATAGATTCGATTTTTTCTACTACCGGCATTAACCAGCTCCAAGAAACGTCATAAAATGATTCGTGATATTTATGGTAAATTTCTTTTCCCATAAACTCTGCTATTAAAATGTTGTTTTCTTTATTATTCATAAGAACTGTTCTTTGTCCATACATGCCAATGTAAACATCATTGACTTTACTCTTCCTCGATATCCCTCTCTATATTTAAGCCATTCTTCTTTAGTTTCAGCACGATAATAACCTCTGCTTGATGCACAAAGATGTTTAACCATACCTTTTGCTCTAATAAACTGAATAAACTTTCTAAGTTTAGGATCTCCTATTTTGATTCCATTTTTCTGGTCAAAACATCTTCTAATTTCTTTGTTAGTTATAGCCAAATCTTTACCAATTCTAAGGTTAAGACTTCTCGCTAATAATCTAATGGTTGTCATATCTTCCAACTTAACATCTTCGGTAAATTCTTCAAATCCATCAATCATAGTAAATCTTTTAGTTTCATGTTCTTATGTTTTATTAATAAATTATTAGGCAATGCTGCTTTAATATCTATACATCTACTGATCATTGTGTTTAAGTTTCCTTTTATTGGAGAACCACCATGTAATTCAGTAAATTTAGATTGGAAAAAAGCTTTTTCATTGTTTTCCATAATTTCATTAATCTCATTAGATTTTAATACTTTGGCACTTCCCATACAGATATTACCTCCTTCATAAATATTATGAAATGGAGCTTTATAAAGTATTGTATTCTCTTTTGGGCTATTAGTTTTTACTGCAAATACAGAAAGAGTATCACCACTTAATTTGAATATTAATGTTGGGATTTTCATAACACCATCTTTAATACCTAAGTTTTTAGAGAAAATTAGATTTTGCCAACTACTTTTTAGGTACCAAATTAATTCAACATCTAAGTTGTTTTTTCCTTGGTACAGTAATCTTTTAGGAAGTAATCCGTCACAATAGATATTATCTATATCCTCTGTGTTTATTTCATTCATTATTTTTGATAGCATTACTTTAGTTGCAGGAACTCCCTCCATCATTCTTCCTTTATGGATTCTTCTTGTTTCTAAGTAATAATTATCTCCTTGATGGCCTAAATCTTGCTGATAAACTATTATAGCCTGTAAAGGCTTAAAGTCTGGTTTAATTATATCGTTCATATTAATTATTTATTAAAAAATTAGACAGATATTTTTTAAATTCAGTAATATTCATGTCCATCGGAGATGGGTAGTCGTGAATTAACTCATTCGTATCGGTAAAATATTTTCTACCTATCTGAACCCATGTATTGTAAACTTTTAATTTGTACTTTTTTCTCGAGAAAGTAACTTCTACTTGATACCATTTGTTTTTATTCTCAAGTCTAAATTTGTTTATAGCTTTAACAACTTCTTCAGTTGTTTTATTCTTTATTGTTAATTGTTCCATAGTTTGGGTATTTTAAAATTCAAAGAGTTCCTAAGAACTCTCTGAGTTTTTTATCAATTCTGAAATAACACACAAATTATCAAGCATTTCTCCAAATTTGTGAATAAACTGAGTTTCATCATTATGATTTCCATTAATAATTTCTCTTCTTGCAGGAACAATTCCATATTCATGGTAATTCTGATTATTTTCTTCCATCAAATGAGAATCTACCCAATTTTCATTATCATAAGACCATCCAAAAGACATATAATCCATAGGACTTACAGGCTGCCCCCCTTCTAATTCATTTCCGACAAAATGAACATAATCGAAAAAAGATTCTTTGTAGTCAAATAAGATTAAAGACTCTTTTATAAATTCTACACACTTTAATTCGTCTACTGTTTTTGCAGAAAATTTAATTAATGAAACATACAGTTCATCAACAGTCATTTTAGATGATTTTATTTCTGTTTCAACTATTTTGGGGTTTCCAGATTTATAATCCTCAAGGATATCCTTATTCTTTTGGAAATCTTCTTCATCAGACCATTTTAGTTCTTCTTCGAGCATTTCAACAATATTGTCAATTCCATCGTTATCAAAATAGAATACGGCTTGTAATTCACTCTTGAACAAACCAAACAAACCAATGAACAAACTGTACAGATTACGATTTGTTTTCATTAATTCTACTAAGAAGTTTAATTCTGGAGAATAACCTCTACACTTTAGTTTTTCAACCTCTATAATCTCCTTAAGTATAAACTTTTTGTTTTCTAAAGAGTAATCTAAACTACATTCTTTCGAATCGGTTACATCATTGAATGATTTTATCATCCACTCCAAAAATTCAAAAGGTTTTGTTAATTCATTAAATGCTCTTGTGTGTAAAAAAATAGAAATATCATCCTTTATTACAGGGTAGATATCTCTAATTATTTCATCAACTGTTCCGTATTCAAAAACACCACTTCCAATTAATGATTTTACTTGAATATTTGATTTTTGTAGGATTATATTATTGGTTCCAAAAACAGGTGGAAAGGTAATATTTGATTGTGCAAGCTTGAATCTTGACTTTTCTTTTTCTTGATCACTTTTTTCTTGCATAAGAAATCATAGTATTGGTTAGCATTCATTATTTACAGTTAAAATAAGTTTTTCGGTAGTCATATATGTGTAATCGGTATGACCTAACCTTTTAATTACATACCCATCATCTACAACGGTAATGTCATCAACCTCTATAATTAATACTTCTCCTTTTCGATAATCTAATATTGATACGTACATAATTTAAGTTTTAAAATTCAGAGAGCAATTAAGCTCTCTTGAATTTTTATATAAAATCTTTAATAATTTCATCTATACTTAATATTTGTATTGATTTTTCATTAAATCTTTTACTATTATACTTAATATTTGTATTGATTTTTCATTAAATCTTTTACTATCAATCATTGCTTGCCTACAATCTATTAATGATTGTAAAAGTTTTGGTGCTGCAGCTATCAATTTAGCATTAGCTTCTAACTCTTCTAATGGAGCTTGCATTCCTGAGCCGTATGTTTCTGCTATAAATCTAAAACCACCACTAAAATGGTCTAAAATCATAACTTTTGTAGCTCCCTCTTTTACTGATCCAAAATAAGTTGCTTTCCAATTTCCTTTTGTATAACTACTCATCCTTTTGTTCCAACTGATGTAGAAAATTCAAATATTTGTTCGTCATTTTCTATTTTAGGACCAGTTACACTTGAATTTGTTAGTTCCGGATATTGAGAAGAATAAAAATCTAAAACCTCATCCTTAGACATATTTGTTCCAGGGTCTTCCAAATTAATATCTCCATGCTTAAACACTCTTTTTAATTCTACTATTTCTATCGCCATTATCTAAAGTTTATTGTTTCGTTATTATTATACTTGCTTTCAGCTTCGCACATTGCTCTTGCTTCTTCTTCCTCATCTTCATCAGGTTCTTGAATAGCTGCTTGTTGCTGCTCCATTCCAACTTCTTTCATAGATATAGGATCTTCATTTTTCAACTCTTCTTGAGCTGCAGCAACTTCAAATGCACCACTCTCATCTTCTCCAAACATATCAACCTGACTTGCTCCAGCTTGTGCTGTTTCAATTTCAGTCTTTAGTTTAGTTGCAGATGACAATTTAGGGGATAAATTAAGAGCTTCATTGATTGTAAACATAGCTTTGTCGAAATCTTTATTGTCTAAATATTCCTTAGCTTTCTCTACTTTCTTTTCAGCTTTCTCTTTATCCTTTTTAATTTGTTCTTTTTTTGCAGTAGCCTCTTTAGTCTTTAATGCAGCTGCATCAGCATTTTCTTCAAATGATACTACATTTGATACTATTCCAGACACTTTTTCTAATGGCTTTTGAATAATTTTATGAAACTCAGCATCTAACTCTTCTGCAGTTCCATTTAATACGATTGGTTTAAGCGATTTAAACGCCTCATCTTTACAATTTGGTTGAGGTAGTACCGAAACACTTAATCCCTCTCCGTTTTTAGCTATAACAATGTTTAAATTAGCATTGTTTAGATATTGTTCTAATAATTTAAATGAAAATCCTTCCATAATTCTATAAGTTTGGTTAATAACTAAGGAGCACCGAAGTACTCCTGTAGTTTTTACATTGGAAAAGCATAAGCTTTTTTCATAACTGTTAACATCTCATTAATAGCTGCTGTTTGAAAAGCTCTTGTTTCATCTTCTGCATCATACTTTAAACGAATCTGCTCTTCAATAATAGTGTTGCATAAATCGTGCACACCCTTTTCAATGGCAATATCAGAAACATATATTGTTTCATCACTTGCTAATCCCAATACACTTTTATTAGTGAATTGAACAACTTTAATTGGGTAATTAATCGAATAATCACACTCTTTAAAAAAATCTTCAGCTCTTTTCATCGTTGCTAAATGCAATTTCGTCGGCTGTATTTCGTTAAAGAACTGACCTTTAGTTGATTTTGAAAAAGCTTTAGCTTTATTTTCTGGGTTCATTAGTTCTTCGATCTTATCATAAACTTTTGAAGGTATCAAAAAGAACTCTTTTAACTCATCATCGCTTAATGCAGCTCCATTTTCCATTGGTGCAAATTTGTTTAAATAAACAAAGTTTCTAAAATTAGCAGAAGCATTGTTTATAGGAATAGATAATATTGAAGAACTTAAACATTCAAGGTTTTGTCTGTTAGACATTTTCTTGAAAATCCTTTCAATTACTTCATTATCTTTAGATCTTATAAACAATTGCCACAAAGCTTCACTTACTCTCCAATCAGAATCAACAACTCTTGATTCATTAATATAAATATCATTAAAATTATAATCAAATGCTGCTGGAATTTTACTATCCCAACATCTAATTCCTTTTCTATAGATATTTACATAAGCATCAGAACAAGTCATTATTTGTCCTATTTCATTTTCTTCAATTACAGTTTTATTTTTTGTAAAGTAATTATCGAAATCTCTCATAAACAAGTTGACACTTTCTGTCATTTCAATATAGAAATGTGTTTCTTCTGACCCTGTATCAATGCTGTCTACAACCTCAATAGAATGTGCCATAACTCCCAATCTTTACCCATTGTTGTTGTTAAAGATGTCTTTTGTCCATTAATTGAAATGACTTTAAACTCAACATCTCTGAACTTTTCAATTTCTGTAGTTATTTTAATTTCATCCTTTCCGGTAAATATTTTTAGGTCGATATTGTTTCTTACGAAATATGCTATTGCATACTTGTTTCCACTACCGAACATTCCAATTTTTGAGCTATCGCCAGTCTTGAGGTTCAATTTCTCCTTGATTCTTAATTTTTAAGTATTTCATAATTTAATTTAGTTTGGTTTATAAATCAAAGAGCATCAAAGTGCTCTAAGATTACCTAAATTATTTATTTTCAATTGCTTGTTTTACTTGTTGCCAAAAGTTCTTTTTCTGCTTCTTTCATTTGTTTTCGTTTAAATATTTGTCACGCCATATTGAATATAGTTTTAATGCTACTTTATTAGGGTTATACCCTTCAAATCTATACTCCCAACCTCCATACATTTTTATTTCAATATAACAATAATATCCTCTTTGAGTTGTAACGGTTCTAACATCTCCCAAACCATACAATAAAGCCACTTTTCTTCCGTAATTATCGCAGTTGATTAATTCATCTCTTGTTTTTCTTACTTCTATTATTTCTTTTAATCTTGACCTTCTGCTCATTTGTTTAGTTTTTAGGGGGTTCGGGTAGTGGCATCCAATGGGTAATAAAACCATCTCTTGCATCTGTGTAATGGTCGTCATAATCTTCATCGTCCCAGCATAGATGATATTCATTAAATGGTCTACAAACTATCCCTTGTCTTTTGCAATTAACCAAACACATAATTGAACTTTTATTATCTTTTACTGGCAATTCATCTTTTACGTTTATCCATTTCATAATTTACTGTTTAATTGTTAGTTCTGTTTGTGCGTTAGGTGTTAGGGTTAATTTTCTCGTGTCAACTTTTCTTTCTTCATCC